TAAGGAGAGGCCCTACCCCCTATATGTCCTCATGTCTTGAGTTTATATATATAATAATATTATATACTTAATATTAACTCAGGACAAACTCAGGACATACTCAGGACATATGATGGAACAAAACGACGTTATAGAGACCTTTAACGAGATAAACGCAGAGAATCGCGCTAGGTGGGCTAATTTGGGAATTACAAGCGCTCACCCCAAGGGCTATGAGATAGACGTAACCTGGGCCGACTGGGACGGTTTAACCGCTAAGGGAATAAGAGAGCGCAAGTGCATTGGATATAAGTGGCTAAGAGATAAACTACCGCATATTTATAGAACGTGAGTTTATATGCTCGATTGCTCGGTTCACGTCCGGCACATTAACGACAAGCAAGTTTGCCGCATTGACCTTAGTGGTTCCCTAGCTATCCTACCAAGCACCTCAAATTCTAGAATGATTGCTCTGAACTCTCGCACCGGCGGGCGCTTCATTAAGAAAAATTACGAACATCAAAAAAAGCTAGAAATGCTCACCCACGCCTATGCAGTCGCCTGTATGCATCAGGGCATTATGGTTCCAAGCTTTCTAAAAGATCCGGTCTATGTGCTGGTACTCCTCGCTCACAATCCGCGCCGACACGACTCTCACAACTATGCAAAGCCTGTGGGCGATTGGCTTCAATCGATCGGACTCATCAAAGACGATTCTTTGGCCGAAATTGATTGCAGAAAAAAAAAGGATTATTTCACCAACACTCTCGATCAAACTGAAATAATTATCATCGATAAAGAACTAATTAGGAACGACACTTTAGAATGGATAAAAAAAATCAGAAACCTTACTCAGATAAAAAACTAATTGCTCTTGTTGCACAAAAAAACAAGGAGGCTTTCACCGAGCTTTTTAATCGCTATCAAGCAAAGGCTTATAGCACCGCATTAAGGATCTTACGAGAAAAGGAACTAGCTGAAGATGCAGTTCAAGACGCTTTTCTTTCTATTTGGTTACACGCCAATCAATTCAACAATAAGGCCGCAGTCTCAAGCTGGATTTATAGGATCGTAGCAAACCAGGCCCTCATGAGCCTTAGAAAACAAGCAGTAAAAGGCGGCAAAAAATGCTTATCCGTTTGTCAAAGCGAAGAGGTTGAAAGAGGATATTTAAACGCCGCAGACATGTCCAAAGATATTCGCCTAACAGACGACTCAATTCACTATCAGCAATTACTTGCTACCATTCCACGATTCCCAAAAAGTTATTTTGAGGTGCTTTATTTCACCGCCATAGGATTCAATAGTAAAGAGCTTGAAGCGGTTCTAGGAATCTCTAGGCCGTCTATTAAAAGTCGCCTGTTCAGAGCGCGCGAGCTATTAGCAAAAAAAGCAAAACTATCATTTGTACATAGAGAATCAGAAAAAATAGCGGCTTAAATGCGTACCCAAAAAGCGCCGGAAATAGACCCAGATTTTTTTGGCGGGATTAACCTGGCAACCCCAGAGCAAAAACTATGGGCAGTGGTGTTGATTAGGGCTTATGACGATTTTGTGCGAGGCGTGCGTTTTGTTGAGCAATATCAAAACCGCAAAAAATGGACAATCGCAGTAGAGCAGCGATTTGTTGAAAATTACTTTTACTCAAATGCTTACTATATCGGCTCGTTTAAGTGGATCTGTGAGGCGCTATTTGAAAAGCCCGACTCAGCAGCTAACGCAATCAGGGAGAAAATAAAATATGTTGACATGTCCCGAAAAAAGGCCGCA